CCTCGGCGTCGATCCGGACGGCGTAGTCGTCGAAACCCTGTAACAGCACCCCAATTTGTATTTAGGAGGAAATGCACATGCTGATCAACACCGAGAACCTTGCCGGCATTTTCAAAGGATTCCGGCTCCTGTTCAAACAGTTTTTCGATGGGAAATCGAGCTTTTGGGAGAAGCTGGCCACCAAGGTTACCAGCTCCACCGGCTCGGAAACCTACGGCTGGCTGCTCAACATCCCGCAGATGCGTGAGTGGATCGGCGCCCGAGAGATCAAAAATCTCTCCGCCGATGACTACACCATCAAGAATAAGACCTATGAATCGACCATCGCTGTCCCCAGGGACGCGATCGAGGACGACACTCTCGGCGTCTTCCGCCCGGCCATCGGCATGATGGCGGAGGAAGCCAAGAGCTTCCCCGACACCCTGGTTGCCAAACTGCTTCGAGGCGGCGCGTCCAACGTCTGCTACGACAAGCAGCCTTTCTTCAGCGGCTCCCACAAAATCAAAAAGGCCAACGTCTCCAACAAGGGGACCAAGAAACTGTCGGTGGATTCCTATGGAGCGGCCCGCGCGGCCATGCTTTCCCTCAAGAACGATGAGGGCAAGACGCTGCGAATCATGCCGAACCTGCTCGTGGTCCCCCCCGCGCTGGAAGGCGTCGCCCGGAAGATCCTTTACGCCCAGCAGATCGACGGCACCGACAACATCTACTACCATTCGGCGGAATTGCTGGTGCTGCCGGAGCTGGCCGGGGACGATACCGCCTGGTATCTGTTGGACACCTCCAAGCCGATCAAGCCCTTTATCGTGCAGGAGCGCCGGGCGGCGGACTTCACCGCGCTGGATAAGCCGGATGACCAAAACGTCTTCCTGCGCAACCAGTACCTCTACGGCACCTCCTGGCGCGGCAACGCGGGCTATGCTCTCTGGCAGCTCGCCTATATGTCGGACGGCACGGTGGCGTGATGTACTGCACCGAGGCGGATCTCCGAGGCATGATCAAATCTGACGTGCTCGGGCTGCTGATTTCGGGAGCGGAGACCGGGACGCCGGAGGAGAATCAGGCAAAGATCGGCGAGATCATCCTGCAGGCCATCGAGGACGCGGGGGCGGAGATCGACGGGTATCTGGCCAAGCTGTATACCGTCCCTCTCGTCCGCGTCCCCCAGGTGATCGTCAAGTACGCCAAGGACATCGCAGCCTACAACCTGATCACGCGGATCGGCGTCGGAAAGGATGACGACCGGGAGCAGAACTACTACAAGCGGTATCAGGCGGCGCTGCGGTTTCTGGAGCTGGTGGCAAAGGGAACGGTGGGACTCGGGCTGAATCCGCCAACGGCTCAGGCGGCGGGCGGCTTCCGTATGGACGGGCCGAGACGGGTATTCACACGGAAGAATCTAAAGGGGATGTAGGCCATGAGCGGCAGCATTTCCCTGGGCGGCGACATCCGGAGGCTCACGCGGCATCTGTGGAAGCTGGAGAACCTAAACCTGGCCGACGTCAACGCGACGCTGGCCGAGGTCATGAAGACCAGCACCCGCGACCGCTTCAAGCGCGGAATCGACCCGGAGGGCAAGAAGTGGGTTCCTTCGATCCGCGCCGCCGAGGAGGGCGGAAAGACATTGGTGGATACCGCGCGGCTGCGCAATTCCATCCGTGCCCGTGCCGACAGCGGCGGTTTCGCGGTAGGCACCAACGTCATCTACGCCCGCCGCCACCAGTTTGGGGACAAGCATCCGGTCACCATCCGAGCCAAGAAGAAGCGCGGTCTGCGCTTTAAAGTCGGTGGTCGTTGGTTCACCAAACAGCGGGTCCGGGTGCAGCTGCCCGCCCGTCCATTTCTGGGGGTCAGCAAGGACGACCTCGGTGAGATCCAATCCACGCTGGAGGAGGCGGTTTCGGAACATGGTTGACGCCTGTATGGGATACCTGAAGGGGCGGGTCGCCGCCGCGCTGGGGAATGACAAGCTGGGCGCGTCGCCGCAGGTCCACACCGCCCTGCAGACCTTGAAGACCTGCGTGAATCCGCACGTCGGGGCCGTCATGGTCCGGGAGGATACCCTTACCAGATCGGGGCGGCCCCTGCGCAATCTGGCCACCGGACAGGACGACCTGCAGCTCTTTGACCGTTCGGTGACCTTCGACGTGGTGATTGGCGAGGAATCGACCGAACGGCTGGCCGCGATCTTTGATGCTTTTCTGGGGAGTTTGGATCGAGGGTTCACCCACCAGGGACACTACATTGCGATCGAGCTGCCCGAGCCCGCCGACTGGGTGGACAAGAAGGACAGTGTCATCAACGCGGAGATCGCCGTGGAGCTGCCGGTTGTCTTCCGGGGAGGCGTCTATAAAACGCAGACGTTCAAGCAGCTTGCGGACGTCGCAATCGAAAGGGAGGATACCTATGGCAAATAAGGACACCGGCCCCGCAGAGAAGCCGGTGCTGGCCACCATCGAACAGTGGCACATCAAGAAGAGGCTGCCCGCAGCCATCCATTTGGGCGCGATCACCCAGGCGGGATGGTGCGCGGGCAAGGCGGTCACCGAGGCGGAATACGACGCGGCGGTCGCCGCCTATCGGAAATCACCTGCGGGAGGTAAGAACCATGCTTAACGATGTAAGGATTACCGTGTCGGACGGCCAGCTGGCCAGCGGTTCCGGCGACGGGGTCCATGTGAAGATCGGCGCGTCTCCGGTGGCCTATTCCGGCCCGATCGCCATCAAGAACACGCTGGCAGTCAAGCGTATCCGGGAAAGGCTGGGGCTCTCCCCGCTGGCGGACGCCTGCATGGACAGCTTGGAGAACGGCGCAAAGCTGATCTACTGCATCCCGGTAACCCCGTCCACGCAGGGCACCGTGGGAGAGATCACCAAAGCGCCCACCGACGCCGACAATTCCAGCACCGGTACCTTGGCGATTTCGGGGCATCCGAACAACCGCTACGACATCGCAGTCAAGATCACAAAGAGCGGCGGCTTCAACGAGGCGGCCCTCAAGTACAGCTTTGACGGCGGCGTCTCCTATTCGGACGAGGTGACCATGCCGGTGGACGGCGAGCTCGCTGTTTCCCCCACGGGGCTTACCCTTGCGTTCACTGAAGGCGCAGGCCCTGTGAAGTTCGCGGTCGGCGACCTGTTCAGCGCCGCCACCACCGCGCCGCAGATGTCCAACGACGATATTCTGAAGGCGCTGGACCACGTACGGGAGGTTCGAGACACGGTGGAGTTCGTCCACATCGTCGGTGAGACCACCGAGGCGCTTTGGGCATCTCTGGCCGTGGAGGCCGAGAACTTCTTCAGCATCTACTTTAAGCCCGTCTTTTTTCTCGTCGAGGCCCGCCGCCCCACGGCGGACGAATCAGTCCGTCAGTATGTGGATGCCTTGGTAGAGGCCCGAAAGAAGGTCAACTGCTACTTCGTGCAGGCGGTCGCGGCTCAGGGCCGCTACACCCGCATGGATCGGACGACCCAAAGCATCAATCTGGCCGGTGTGGTTTCGGGGCTCTACGCCCGCGCCGGGGTTGCCCAGTCTATCAGCGAGATCGCCAGCTTCCAGATCAGCGAAGAGAAGCTGCTGGAGCTGGAACCCGCAGGCGTCGAGGACGAGCTGGACCTGCTGGACGAGGCCGGGTATCTGACCATCCGGCGTTATGAGGGTTACGCGGGCTTCTTCGTCACGCGGCCCAACATGCTTTCCCCGGAGGGCAGCGACTATCGCTACGCCGAGCACGTCCGTGTGCTCAACAAGGCCGCGCGGCTGGTGCGCGCCGCCGCGCTCCTGCAGCTGCACAAATCCATCAATCTGGATAAGCAGGACGAGGAGCTGGAGGCGATCGGTAAGCTAATCTCCGCGCCGCTGGAGGATATGGCCGACGCAGGCGAGATCTCCAGCGGCAGCGTCGAGGTCCCCACCGATCAGGACATCCTCCACGACGAGACGCTGCATGTGATTCTGCGGTTCGTCCCGCGTGGGTACGTCCGGACGATCGAGGTCGACCTCGGAATGACCAATCCAAACGCAAAGGGGGCCGAGTAAATGTCTATCAGCGTCAACGGGAAAGCCTATGACTGGGCCGATATCACCATTAAATTCCCCTTCGGCGACGTCGAGGCGCAAAGCGTCGAGTACGGAGACGAGCTCTCGAAGGAGGTCGTCTACGGCCAGGGCAACCTGCCGCGCGGCTACGGCGTGGGGAACTACTCCGCGAACTGCAAGCTCAGCTTCAAGCTGGACGACTGGGAGCAGGTCGAGCGCCATTACGGGTCAGGCATCTATAAGGTGGTCATCCCGAAGATCATCGTCTCTTACGCCAATACCGGCAGCCGTCCCCGCGTGGACGAGATCACCAAGGTCGGCATCACGAAGATCGACAACAAGGCGTCGCAGGGCGACACCAGCCTGGGCGTCGATGTCGAGTGCCTGGTCGCGGGTATGATCATCAGAAATGGCAGGAAACCCGTCTAAAGAAAGGAGCACATCATGGCAGAAAAAAAGACCGTCCTCAACCCGGAGGAACTCCGGGAGAAGTACGGCGACCGGCTGTACACGGTAAAGATCGAAATCGAGGTGGACGACGACACCACCGACAACCGGGAATACATCTTCCGCAAACCCAGCACGGCGAGCTATGACCGCTTCGTCAAAACAGCGGCGAACTCCCCTTCCAAGTCCAACAAGGACTTCGTGCTGGACAACATCATTGACGAGCAGCGCGAGATGCTGCAGACCGATCTCGAGGAGTACCCAGCACTTTCCATGAGCATCGGCGACCGGCTCTTCTCCATGCTGGGACTCAGTAAGGGGACCAACGTAAAAAAGCTCTGGACGACCGGATCGAGGACATAGAGCACGATTGGCTGAGCTTCGGTCGTTTAGAGATACTTAGCACCCTGCCCGGCGTGACCCTGCGGCAGCTCAATGAGATCGCGCCGGATGAATTTCTGGAGCTGCAGGCCCAGGCCCGCGTCGTGCGTCGGATGCGCAGGCGCGATATGGCGGCTGCCATCCGCAAGGCGCTGGCCAAGGAACAATAAAAAAGGCCCCGCCGTGAGGCGGGGACCGCATTTCACCAATCTGTGATTCCGTGGGATGTGTGGCTGAACCAGGAGCGGTAGAGCTTGGTGGCGTTCCTCATATTGTGCCGGAGGTAGTTCATTCCGGTCAGGCTGCTGGAAGGTAGCTTGCGGGGAATCCCTCCTTCGCCCTTGTGCCAGCCGAGCCAGATCAGGTACGGCAGCGCATAGACGGACATGGTCACCCATACGGCGACCGTCAGCAGCAAAGCCGCGCCGACCACCAGGCATGCCGTCATCAGGAAAAAGCTCCACATATGCCGCACCTCCTTCTACTTCAAGTATATGGAGATTCAATCTGAAAAGCAAGGGGGTGAACATACAAAATGTCCATGGAATCCCTATACAAGCTGTCCATCCTCGTCAACATGATCGACCGGGTATCCGGCCCCGCCGCGAAGATCAGCTCCGGCGTGGCCGGGACGGTCAATCAGTTTCAGGCATACTCACGCGGGATGGCTGAGATGGCCCGCGACGGCGTGGTCCTCATGGGGACCGGCTACCAAGTGGCAAACGCGGCGGCGGCTCCGGTCAAAGCCACCTTCGACACGCAGGACGCGCTCGCGGAGCTGTCGTCGCTGGGCGTCGAGAAGCTCGGCGAACTGGAGGACGCCGCCTCCCAATTTTCAAACACCTGGGCGGGGACCAATAAGGCACAGTTCTTGACGGCAGCCTATGACATCAAGAGCGGTATTGCATCCCTCTCGGATGAAGGCGTCGCCCAGTATACCGAGCTGGCGGGCGTGACGGCCAAGGCGACTAAATCCACCATTGGTGAGATGACCAGTCTGTTCGCCACCGGCTATGGAATCTACAAGGATTACTACAAGGACCTGAGCGATCTTGAGTTTGGTGAGATCTTCTCCGGGGGAATCGCCCAGTCGGTCAAGCAGTTCAAAACCACGGGCAGCGGCATGGCGCAGGCGATCTCCGCTTTGGGCGGCAGCGCCACATCGGCCAACGTCCCCCTCGAGGAACAGCTCTCCATTCTTGGCATGCTGCAGGCCACCATGTCCGGCAGCGAGGCGGGAACCAAATACACCGCGTTCCTGCAAAATGCCGCGCGCGCCGGGAAGGAGCTGGGCCTCAAGTTTACCGACGCGAACGGCCAGCTCAAATCCATGCCGGAGATCCTGGGCTCCATCCAGGGCAAATTCGGCGACGTACTCACGGCATCGGACAAGCTGGAGCTGCAGAAGGCTTTTGGGACCATTGAGGCGGTCAAGCTGATCGATCTCCTGTACTCGAAGACCGACGACCTGCAGGGCAACATCATCACCCTCTATGACACGATGGGAAAAGGCATGTCCATCACGGAGGAAATGGCCAACAAGATCAACGCCCCTCCCGGCCAGAGCTGGGAGCTGCTGCGCCAGAAGATGCAGACCACGCTGGAGACAGTGGGCAACGCCATGCTGCCGACCTTCATCAAGCTGCAGGAGGGCCTGGAGCGTGTCGCCGACAAGATCATCGACCTCACCAATAAACACCCGGAGCTGATCAGCAATATCATGTTCGCGGTCGGGGCCTTCGGTGCGTTCCTGACGACCATCGGCGCGCTGAAGCTGGGACTCGGCGGCATCGGCACCCTGATCACCGGAGGCGCGCGGCTCTGGAAACTCCTGACCGCCGCAGTCGGTGGCGCGAAGTACGCTATGTTCCTGGCTCAGTATGGGCTCTACAACCTCAAAGGCGCGTTGGCTCCGCTGGGGAGCGCGCTCGTGGCCGCAGCGGGTAACATCAAGACCATGATGGTCGGGATGCTGGCTTGGGTGAAACAGGGAATCATGTCCGCGATCGCGGCCCTGCCGGGGCTGATTTCGAGCGTGTGGTCCTTTACCACCGCGCTGCTGGCCAACCCCATCACATGGATTGTGATCGGCATCGTCGCCCTGATCGCCGCCCTGATTCTGCTGTGGCAGAACTGGGACAAGGTCACCGCGTTCCTTCAGAATACCTGGAACAAGGTGTGCGGAGCCATCGCATCCGCGATCAACTGGGTCAAGGATAAGCTGGATTCCGTCCCCGAGCCGGTAAAAAAGGTTCTCGCGGTCCTGTTCCCATTCATCACGATCCCCAAGCTCATCATTGAGAACTGGGACAAGATCAAAGCATTCTTCATGAACCTTCCGGAGAACATTAAACAGGGGTGGCACAGCCTCGTCTCATGGTTCCAGAATTTCTTCTCGAACCTCGGGACCACATTCAAGGAAGCCGGGAAAAAGCTCATTGAAACCTTCGTGAGCGGCATCATCTCGGTGATCTCCAAGCCGGTTGAAGCGGTCAAATCCGGATTGTCAAAAATCCGGGAGATGCTGCCCTTCAGCGACGCGCACACCGGCCCCCTCTCTCAGTTGACCCTTTCGGGCCGCCGCGTCTTCGAGACGTTCGATGAGGGGATGCAGCAGTCCAAGGACCTGCCCGCGCAAACCGCCGAGTCCGCCTTTTCCGTCATCGACGACGGCCCGGATTCTGGCAGCGGCGCGGACAACGCCACAGGGCGGCAGGCCGTCCGGAGCACCACCATCCAGCAACTTATCATCAACTGCAAGCTGGATGACATCGAGGACCTGCGGAAGCTCAAGCAGCTCATTCAGGACATCGAGGACGGCATCAACGGCGACGACCTCGCTCCGGAGCCGGAACCTGTATTCTAGTGAAAAAGGAGGGCGACGCCCCATGATTTACAAAGAAGACAAGCACATCAAGATCGGAGGCGTTGCCCTCCCCGGGCTGGTCCGAAAGTTTGAGATCACCCGGACCGGGGCCATCGACGAGGTCGAGGTTGAGGGCCTGCCGGTGAAACCCAAGCAGGCGGTCGGCTATGAGGACGCGCAGATCAAAATTGAGATGATCCTCGACGACAGCGCGGGAGAAAGCCTCGAAGGAAAGATCGCCAAGCTCAACAGCCTGTTCCGTAAAAACGGGCAGGATATACCGCAGCCGCTGCCGATCATCAGCAAAAAGACAGCGGCTGCGGGGATCAACCAAGTATTGATCCAAAAACTTGCCGTCACCGAAGACAACAAATCCAGTCAGCAGGTGGCCACGCTGGAACTCTGCGAGTACATCCCCATTCCGATCGCGGCCACCTCATCCACCGGCAGCGCTTCAGGATCGTCCGCGCTGACGGAGGATTACCAGACTTACCTGAATAACAGCCGGGGATCATCCCCGTTGGACAAGACACCCATCGTAGACGACCGCATGATCGGCCCGCTGCTTGAAGAGAAGCTGGAGTCCTATCGGCTGCCGCTCTACGGAGAATAGAGGGTTCGGCATGGAACTGTTTTCCCCTGAGATCCGCGTGGCCATCGGCGGATACACCTTCTCGCGGGGCTTCGAGCTCGAGCTCAACTCCTGTGAGGATACCTATTATGACTGGGCAAAAGTCCGTTTTGTATCTCCCTTTGAACAAAAGGTGACCCTCGCACGGCTGGACCCGGCCACTATCCTGCTCGGCTACAATGGCTCCTTCGAGACATCCTTCGTCGGATATGCGACTTGTGACTTCGTATCCGGAACCACGGGCAACGAGATCGTCCTCAAGGATGGGATGATGCTTCTGGAGACCGTGCAGATTAACAACACGTTTCTGCAGGTGACGCCGCAGGAGATCGTCTCCTATGTTGCAAACCAGGCGGGCATTACCGCGTTGTCGCTCGACGAGACGCCCTACCCGCCGGTGGCCTGCCTGCCGATCGTGCAGCGCAATGGTATCCAGGCAATCCGCGATCTGGACGCCTGCTGGCGCACCGCCACCAAATTTTACTTTCAGGGCGGGGCGCTGCATTGGGGTAAGGCGGACGAGCAGGCCGAGGTTTATCATTTTGAGTATGCAAAGAACATCATTTCCCTGCAGCGGGACGGCGGATATTGGGAGCTTCAGACCGTATCGGTCCCCTTCGTCCGGCACAGCCAGACGATCCGGATCACCCACCCAAAGGTCAGCGGAGACTTCAAAGTGCACCGCGTCCGCGTCAGCTCGCGGGGGCCGGGTTTCATCCGAACGACGCTTTATTTTGAGGAGGCAGCTTGAATGATGGATGTCTTTCTGCGGGCGGAGGTCCGCAAGCTGATCGACAGGGAGTTCCCGCACATTAAGTTCCCGCCTGCCGTCATGGCAGTCGTCACGTCCATGTCCAAGATCGGGGACAAGACTTGGCAGTACAGCATCAAGCCGCTGCGGTCCGATCGATCCGCAGCCGAGTTCCCGGAGATCCCGGACATCAAGTCCCATATCGAGGTGGAGGCCGGGGTCGGCGGTATCGTAGCCGTGGCCCTGCTGTATGGGCAGATGCGTCCGGTCATCATCGACGAGGTGATCCCATGATCGACATGAGGCTGAATGATAACTATCAACTGGCGGTGCAGGCCAATGGCGACGCCGCGCTGATTTCTGGAGACGACTGCTTTATGCAGACGCTCCGAATAGAGGCGGCATCCAGCGAGGGAGATCTCTGGTATGATCCCGACTGGGGCTGGTCCCTGCTGGACTTTGGCGGACGCCAGCAAGATGAGCTCGTGGAGTTGGAAGTGGAACAGCGAGTCCGGCAAAAGCTCCGGCAGCATGAGGAGATCGACGTCGGCTCGATTGATGTCACCGCCTTGTGGAGTGGGGACGTGATCGGCGTCACCGTTCGCTTCCGCCGCTTGGGCAGCAATGAACTGCGACAGCTTAACGTCAACATTGGCCGTACAGAGATTGAGGTGATAACCATTGATTAGCAGATTGATTTTGGATAAATTGATCCCACTGCCCACCGAAGGCGAAGAGATGGCAGCCCTTCAATCCGATCTGGATCAGGAGGGTTACCCGGTCACCAACCTCAAGAGCGGCGGCGTTTTCTATATGCTGGCCCGCATCCTCATCCGGTTGGAGGTCGAATTAACCAAGCTGCACCGGAAGACCCTCAGCGATTATTTTGTCACATCCTCTGACGATGTCAATTGGCTTTCCCTCCGTGCATCCGACTTCCAGGAATTCCGCAAGCAAGCGGTCAAGACACAAGGGGTTCTCACACTCACGCGAGAGGTCACCGTCTCCACGGTCAAGATCAAGCGGGGCTGCATCTTTAAGACCGCGCCGGACAGCACGGGAGAGGAGCTGCGGTTCCTCTCCACCGAAGAAGTGGCCTTTGCGGCGGGCTCCTCTAAGTGCACGGTGCCGGTTGAGGCCGAGATAGCAGGGGCGGCCTACAACGTGCCGGTGGGGAAAATCTCCCGATGCCTCATTCATCTGGAGAGCGTGACCGGTATCACCAATGGCGAGAACTGGATGACCCGCGAAGGAGCCGATATCGAGAGCCTCGAGGGTCTACGATCTCGTCTAACCAGCATCTGGTCGCGCCTGTCCACGCAGCCGACCAGAGATAAATACAAGAGCGTCTGTGAGGCAGTCCCTGGTGTGCTCGGTGTCACCGTCAACGACCAGCACCCGCGTGGTCAGGGAACGATCGACATCATTGTGACCTCCGCTACCGGAACCGCCTCCGAGGCGCTGCTGGCCGACGTGCGGGCGGCGGCAGAGGCCATCGCCGGGCCTTATGATAACCTGCTGGTCAAAGCCTCCACAATTCAGGCGCAGGATATTGCGGTCACCGTCCTCCTGCCGAGCACCCTCAGCGACGAGGGTGTGGCGAGGACCGTTGAGGAGACATTGGAGCGGATGGTTACCATCAGCAAGGGGCGTGAGCTCAATGCCCTGTATCTGAGCGATTTAATTGTGGCCATCCGGGCGGAACTTCCCACAGCCAAGGACGTGCGGATCACTATGCCCGCCGAAAATGTTGTGTTGGCGTCCGACGTCGTTATCACGCTGGGAACCGTCACCACAACCATCGAAAGGGCGTGAAAGGATGCTGCCGGTGAAAGATGCCGCCGAATACATCTATCTGCTTCTGCCCTCGGCGTTCAAAGCAATTGGCAAAAAGGCGGGAGACTGGTGGAAGCTCTGCCGTGTGCTGGGACGCCGAATAGATAAGCTAAAGGCCACGACGCTTGACCTCCGCGAGATGACCATGATCCTGACTTGTCCGGAAGAACTGCTCCCAATCTTTGGCGAGGAGCGTGGAATGCCACGCCTGAAGGGGGAGAGTGTGGAACTCTATCGATTCCGGCTCACCACCAAGCGGGTCATTGCGGAGCAGGCCGGAACCAACACCGGCATCCTGGCACTGATGAAGTCCTTTGGGTACACCAATGTGGAGGTCGAACCCGCTTACCTGATCGAGCCGGAGAAATGGGCCGAGGCCACCGTCTGGATCAGCGGCGGTAACTTGGTCCTCGATGACCGCGAAGTCCTGATCGAGGAGCTTAATAACATCAAACCCGCGTCGGCGCTGCTGCATCTGGCTCAGGAGCAACACCAATATGGGAACGTCTGCTTTGGAGTCTACCTGCAGACCGCTAAGGTCGTAGATATGAGGGAGGTATAACAACATGCCATTTGGCGGATTGCAGCTTACGAACTTCGGCCAGCGTGTCCAGAACAAGGTTCCCCAGGGAAAGATGCTCCACCTGACACGTGTGGCAATCGGCGACGGGATGTTGGGATCTGCGGCCTCCTCGACCTTTACCACCTTAATTTCCGAGCGGGCGAGCTTCCTGATCTCGGATGTCCGCGCCGGAGTGGATGATTCTATAGTCATCTTTATCTTGAGTAACGAAGGGCTGTCCGAAGGATTCTTCTTTCGGGAAATCGGCGTCTTTGCACGGGACCCAGATACCAACGGGGAGGGTCTTTTTCTCTATGACAACTGCCGTTCCGAGGGTGAATACATAGACGACGGCTCCGACCCAAAACGGCGCGTCAAGAGCTACATGCGCCTGCATATCAAATTTGACCAGACCGACCAGATTACCATCACACCTGGAGCAGACCCGCTATTCGTGACATCCGGAGAGTTCGAGGATCACATTCAAGAAAACAATTCCAAATTTTTGGCTTTGGAAACGGTGGTCGCCAATGCCGAAAGGGACATCGCCGCGAACGACGCGCGGGATGACGCGCAAGACACGCAGATTGCCGAGCAGGGGACACAGATCGGCCAGCACGGAACGAAGATTACGCAGCTTGAAACGGACGTGGAGGACCACGATCAGCAGCTCGCCGCGCTCGGCGGGCAGATCGCGGGCAAGGCTACTGTCTCCACCTACACCGTTTCCCTCCCGGCCTCCGGCTGGACAGGCACCGGCCCCTACGCGCAGACGGTATCGGTGGCCGGCATCCTTGCGACCGACCGGCCTATCTTCGGCCCCGTCTATTTTGGCACAAACGATGAAAAGATTGAGCAGTCTATCATGGCGGGGTTTATCTCAGAGTGCGAGACGGCGGCTGGGACGGTGACCTTTGCGGCTTTGTTGGCAAAGCCGGAGGTCGACCTGACAATTCAGATGGAGGTGATCCGGTAATGGCAAAGGGATACCCGATGGGAGGCGGGGCCGCCTACAATATCCTCGACCTTCCCGCGCCGCCGCGCGATCTCGTCGTGACGACAGCTCCGGCGACAATCAAGGTGCAATTCAACGCGGCGGGAGAGGAAGCCTGGATCGTGTACAAGCCCGGTGGAAAACCCCGGCACCCCTACGACGGATGGCGCGTAATTTCCAAAAATTGGGGGGTACACCCCTTGCACAGCCTCTCTCGTAGAACATGTGGAAAACGATGTGGAATATGGTGTGCGGGTATTCATCCGAGGCCAGTACGGATTTCAGACGTCGCTTGAAGGTACGACGGCGATGGTGACGCCGAGGTTCGGGATTCCCGCGTCGGAACTTCCACTTGAAACGCCGATTGCGGTTCCGCTGGCGGATGGCACAACAAGAAACCATACCATCATCCAGCACGGGAATCCTGAATCGACTTTTTATGATGGGACCTGTGACGGGGTTTGGATTCTCTGCGATAAGATTTACGAGGAACGTGTGTGGTGGGCATCAGGTTCTAGCGGTTATTTGAACTCGGATATAGACATTTATCTTAATGGGGCTTATGCCGAGCGGTTTCATACAGGTTTTCAAAGTATGGTCAAGGAAGTGAAAATACCCTATACAGCATACGTGGGTCTCAAAACCCAGATATTCAGCGGGGCGGACGGATTGCCTCGCAAGCACTTCTTGATTGCTGCTTATGAGACCGGATTAGATCACGCCTCTGATAAGCCGGATGACGGCAAAAAGCTGGAATATTTTCTTTCCGGTAATGATCAGGCGGCCAGAGAAAAACGAATCGCATATTTCAACGGGACGGCTTCGAGCTATTGGACGCGATCGCCGTATATTGGTGATCATCAATATACGGCGATAGGTGTACATGAAACCGGCGGTGCAGCTTATGCCGGACGCGCGGAATTAGTTGGTGTGCGGCCCGTCATGATCCTCCCGAACGATCTGCTGCTCGATCCAATCCCCAACCCCGACGGCAGCTACAGTCCAATCTTATAGGAGATGATTTCATGTCTAAAGGATACCCGCCGGGTGGCGGCAACTATAACGTCCTGACACTCCCCGCGCAGATCTCAAATCTCGCGGTAAAGACCTACTCGGAGCGGATCGACGTGCAATGCGAGGTCCCGGATGATCCGGATGCAACCGAGTGCTGGGTGACCTACAAGGCGGGAGGGGTTGCGGAGCATCCTTTCGATCCGGATTGTAAGCATGTGGTGACGCCGCTTGTAACTCCGGAGATCGACGCGGGCACTCGCCTGCTGCTGCACATGGACGACATGACCGACAGCAGCCCGACGCCGAAGGAACTGTATCCCACCGATGGGGACGTGGCTTTCGAGCCGGTGGTGGGGGCCTATGGCAGCGCGGCGGCACGCTTTAAGGGCACCTCTTACCTGACGTTGGATAGGTCGAACGACTGGGCTTTTCCCGGCGACTTCACGGTCGATTTTCGCATCTACCCGTTGGCATGGGGAGGCACGACCACGAACTACAACGGACTGTTTGTCGTGATCGGGACTGGAGGGCTGGTCATCAGCCGGGAACCAAGCGGCCTATTCGGCATTTCCCAGCACGGCAGCGCGGCCTTCTTGACTTGTGCCGCCCCACCACTGAATGAGTGGACGCATGTCGCGGTGTGCAGATCCGGTACGGCGGTCCGTATCTTCTACAACGGAAAGCTACAGGCACAGGCGGAATCGGACCTGAATTTCGTCCCGTCTTCGGCAGCTGTCGGCGGCGACGGCCAAGGATCGTATTTCAACGGTTACATGGACGAGCTTCGGGCGTCGGGCGTCTGCCGCTGGACATCGGATTTTGATCCTCCTGTGGTGCCATATGGATCGCGTGAGCCGGTCAAGGTGTCGATGACGGACGGTGTGGTCAACGATACCGAGTATGGGGTACGGGTATTCATCCGTGGACGGATGGGTTTCCAAACGGCGCTCAAGGGGGCCTCCGCGATGGTGACGCCTAAAGGACATAAAATTTACGGCATCCGGATCGACAAGAACGATCCAAACCCCTACACCCGCATTGCATATACCAACGACGCGGAAGGGTTCACGCCGCTCTCCATCGATTTTTCCACCCACATCACCAACTTGGGATCGTGGGCCGAATTTATCAACGAGTTTTTCGCTCCTGTCATGCTTAATTTTAATGGCACGGAAGCCTACGAGCTGGACCGGGAGGATCAAACAAAAAAGGCCGATGGGACGGCGTCGGATGTCAGCAATTTCAGCTTTGCGGGCGACGCGATGGTACGAATCAAGACCCTCTGGATCAAGCTGTGGGGGGACGACTCCTACAACTACTGTAACATCGCCACAGCGAAGGTGGACGACTCCTATCAAGCCTACGCATTCACCAACGAGTCCGGAAACGTTCAGGACCGGATATATGTGGCCATGTATCGTGGGCGTTACGACAGCTCAAATAAAAGATGGCGTTCGATCGCCGGGCAAAGCATCTATTATACAAGCAGCAGTAGCCCGATGACCATAAGCGATTGCATTACGAACAGCAACGACAAAGGGGTTTACCCCATCTCTTATGGACAGTACGTATTGATTAGCATGGTATTGGTAATGCTGGCAAAGTCGACGAATTGCCAAGCTGTTTATGGAAACGGAAACACTAAAAACCCCAATGGCGGCACCTCCAGCGGAAAAGCGGGTACAATTTTGACTGGCGGTACGAAATCATCCGGTCCTTTTTACGGATACAGCAATACCGCAGATAAAAACGTGAAGACCTTGTGGATCGAAGATTATTGGGGCCAGCAGGTTTGTCTCTTGGCAGGTTGTTGGTATAAATATTCTAACCAATTGAGATTCAAAGAGATCCCTCCATATCAGACGACAGAAAGTGCTTGTTCTGAGGCAAATGGTTATAGGATTGTGACCTCACTTACGGGTGGATCACCTCAGAATATGAAGTTCGGAATCTGGGGCTTCTATCCTTTGTTGGGTGGTGGTTCGTCATCGACTTATTGGTGTGATCGTGCGGGAGGATATTCAGTTTCTAAGCCGGGAGGATTTGGCGGATACGCATATAACAATGGCACATTTTCTGTAGGGATAGGTGATGATGCAGGCCCCTTTGCGATCGCGCCAATGAATACGGACGACAACAAAATCGGAGGTAATCTTGGCCTCCGAATCGCCTATGTAAAACGAGGCTGAAAGGGGATGATTACTTGGTTTATACCAATGACGGTGCTGCTATTTCGGCGACCATTACAGTGGCGTCCGCCGCCTACAAGGACGGCATAACGGATACCCTCTGGCACCCGGCGATTACCCTGACCTTTGACCACGAGGTCTCCGATGCTGAGCTTGCCGCCCAGCTCGCGGGGGCATCGGCCATCTACCAGGACGACGGGACCTACCGCACAGCCTATACCCTGGACGGGCGGCGCATCCGGTATCATCCTACATCGGTAACGCTGCCCTACACAGGGCGACGAGTGGAGGACAGCCCCACGGGGTTACAGCAGCAGATTACCGACGCAGATCTCGCGCTGATGGCAGCACAGCAGCAGATCACCGACAACGACCTTGAGGCACTGGGAGGGGCCGCGACATGATAAGAGAGTACACCTATGACGTAATCGCCGAGCTGTACCGCAACGGTGGGATTACCGACGCCCAGCTCGACGGCACCGGCGCTCCGGAGGGCAGCGATAAAACCATGAATTTTGTGTCCAAGCTCGGTTGGTTTACGCAGGAGCAGGCCGACGCGATCCGGGCGGGGGCTGTCGATCCGGCGGTCGCGGAGCTGCGGGCCAAGCTCGACACACAGCAACAGATCAACGAGATCATCACGGGAGGTGTGGGGACATGATCGAGACAATTGATCAGGCACGGGATTTCCGCGCGAAGATGGAGGAGGCCGCCGCCTACGCTCCGCCCGAGGTGGCGGTCAAGGAGCCGGGGCTGTACCCGGTGTGGTCGCCCGACGGGGTGGATTACTACGACGGCACAGACGGTCAGCACCCACAGAGCAAGGTGCGCGGGCTGACGCACCCGGACAGGCTCTACAAGTGCACGACGCCGCACACCTCCCAAACGAGCTGGGAGCCGGACGCGACGCCCGCCTTGTGGACGGCCATCGACGATACGCATGCGGGGACGATCGACGACCCGATTCCTGCCGTGCGGGGAATGGAGTACCAGTACGGCCTTTACTATCTCGACGACGAGGACGGCAAGACCTACCTGTGCGAACGTATCGGCGAGACGGAGGGCAGCAAGATCATCCTGCAATACCTCCCCCACGAGCTCGTTGGGCAGTATTTCACGGAGGTGGTTTCTCAGTGAGAAAACGGACCTTCAGCCGAATACTGGTAATCTTCTGCATCGGATTCATAGTCCTTTATACCTTATGGTGTATGTGGGCTTTCTACCGCTCAGGTCAGGAGCCTCCAACGCTCACGACCTCCGTGTACACATTTTTCGGCGCAGAGCTCGGCCTGCTGTGCTTCAAGCGATGCTTTGCGAAAGACAAGAACGGAAAGGATGATACATATGGCAAAGACGGCCAGGGGACTCGTTGATCACGCGCAGCGGGCACTACGGGAAAAGTGGTGGTATGTTTGGGGAACCTTCGGGAATCCGCTGACACAGCAGCTCCTGGACGCGAAGGCGGCCCAGTACCCGCAGTACAACGGCGGAAGCAACTACGCCATTCACAAGCGGCACCTCGGAGAAACAGCATGCGACTGTGTTGGCCTGATCAAAGGGTACTGCATGTGGGATGATCTGCGGGACAAGCCTGTATACAAAGCATCCCTCGATGTCAATACCAACATGATATTTGCAGCGGCGCGTGAAAAGGGGCCGGTCTCCACGCTCCCAGAGATCAGCGGGGTCTGTGTATATATGTCCGGCCATGTCGGCGTATACGTAGGCGGAGGCTGGGTGATCGAGTGTGCCGGTGGGCGCGGTGCGGTCAGAACTCCGATCAAGAATGGGACGCCTTGGACTCATTGGTTCAAGTGTCCATATATCTACTATGATACGGTTTCGGCATCCTATCCCACCACACCGTTCAGCGAAGGCGACAAGGTTGTCATCACTGGCGATCGCTATGCTACTGGGCAATTGATCCCGGCATGGGTCAAAACTCGGACCTATACCGTTCTCAAACCTGAGACGGATAGAGTCCTTCTCAAAGAGATCATGAGTTGGGTCAAAAATTACGATGTCAAACTTGCTTAAACGGCCATCATGGCCGCAAAATAAAGGAGGATGATACCTATGAACAGTCCGATCTCCCGCATGGGCGGGAAAAAGCTACTGGTTCCACAGCTCTTAAAGCGTTTCCCCGAGAAACCTCCAGACAAATATGTGGAGGTCTTCGGGGGCGCGGGCTGGCTGCTCTTCGCTTCCGACCGGCACGCCCCCTTAGAAGTATTCAACGATGTTGATGGCGAACTGATCAATCTTTTCCGATGTATGAAGTATCATGCAGGAGAGCTGCAGCGTGAAATTCGCTGGGTACTCAATTCGCGTGAAATGTTTGCCGACGCCAAGGAACAACAGGCATGCCGGGGTTTCACCGACATCCAGCGCGCGGCGCAGTATTTCCTGATCGTCAAACTGTCTTATGGCTCGGATGCACGTACATACGGCGGCAGCAAGAAGAATCTTACCAAAGCTCGAGAATATCTTACCGCAGTACAGCAGCGTCTTGAAGGAGTACGTATCGAACACAAGGACTTTCAGGCTCTCATCAAGCAGTTCGATGGGGCCGGGACGCTGTTCTTTCTTGATCCTCCTTACTTGGGGGCGGAGGATTATTATGACGCTGTTTTTACGATTGACGACCATCTACGGCTGAGAGATGCCCTTCGTGTTATAAAGGGACAATTCCTGTTGACCTACAATGACAATCCACAGGTGTGGGAGTGGTATCGGGGATTTCAGATCGAGGCCGTCGACAGGAATAACAACCTAACTGGGCGATACCAATCCACGAGGCAGGACAGCAAATACCATGAGTTGATCATCCGCAATTACTAGACCATATTTTTTTATGGCATAAATAACTAGATATGTTATACTATAACAAAATTTGGTCTAAAATGTCGCATGGTGTTATGATCTCACCAAAGGGGGCTACGCCATGATTCGGATACATCTTTCGCGTATACTAGGAGAGAAGCGGATTACACAGGCTGATCTGGCGCGGATGACAGAGATTCGCCCAAGTACAATAAACGATTGGTACCATGAGATCGCGGAGCGAGTCAATCTCGACCATCTTGATCGTATCTGTGAGGCTTTGCAATGCAAGGTTTCTGACTTGATAGAGTTCGTCCCGAATACCCTGCCACAGACAACGTCTCTTTACGAGGTGCAGCGCCAACAGCGGCGGGAGCATTACAAAAAGCCAGCCGAATAACTCCGACTGGCTTTCATGAATTGATTCAAGATTAGGCGGCCCATTTTTGCCATCTATGTTGAAAATCTTTGCCGAAAATTTTGCGCGCTTACAACGAGGCCGGCCTGATCAAAGTTTTCGGGGTCCGGGGGACTTTTTCAAAAGCCCCCCGGAGAAAGGATTGTTGCTTATGAAGCTGCTTGCGATCGACGGCAACAGCATTTTAAACCGCGCCTACTATGGCATCAAGGCGCTGACGACCAAGAACGGAGAGTTCACCAACGGCATCTACGGGTTCCTGAGCATCCTGCTCAAGGTGCTCGACGAGGTGCAGCCGGAGGCGGTGGCGTGCGCGTTCGATCTGCATGGACCGACCTTCCGGCATGAGATGTACGACGGCTACAAGGCCCAGCGCAAGGGGATGCCCGACGAGCTGGCCGCCCAGATGGAGCCGCTCAAGGAGCTGCTGGGCGCGCTCGGCTTCACGATCGTCACCTGCCAGGGCTACGAGGCGGACGATATCCTCGGCACGCTCGCGAAGGCGTGCTCCGACGGCGGGAACGACTGCGTCATCGCGACCGGCGACCGGGACAGCCTCCAGCTTGTGGGGGGGCATGTGTCGGTGCGGCTGGCGACGACCAAGATGGGCCAGCCCGCCTCCACCCTCTACGACCGCGCGGCGGTGATGGAGAAATACGGCGTCGAGCCGCCCCAGCTCATCGA